CCCGCCCACAGTTGTAGACGGTTAAAGCACGCTGCAAGTCCCCATGCTGATCAAGCTCTTCGCGTAGGATCCTAGCTCCACAACGTAGGTTGTAGGTCGGATCCCACAAATGATCAGCGTTAGGTAGCCCACAGCGTTTAGCGTTGAAGGGCATGATCTGAGCTATCCCACGAGCCCCAACCGGCGATACCGCCTTAGGGTTGTAAGCACTCTCGACTTTTACAAGAGCTTTAAGCACTTTGCGTGATAGCCCGTAAGCATCGGCGGCGCGCTCCACTTCAGCCTCCAAAACAGCCCTAGAAGCCTCCACAGGACGCCGTAACAAGCGCGCCTGATGATAGACTAGGGTTTCTGGTAGCGAGATGTAGCAAGCCGCTAAGACAAGGGCAGCGACTATCCAGCCGCTACCCTGATCGCTGCTCATTTACGCCCCACAGTTGTTTGTACTGCTCTAGCAGGGTCATCTCCTAGCACATAGATGCGTACGCCTATGATGCAGGTTATGACGCCTACAAAGAAACAAACATGCAGGACGGTCACAGCGATCCCCGTAGGGGTGAATAGTAGTTCTTTGATTGCTTTCATGGTTAGCTCCCTTGTACGTCTGTAGTCGGTTTAGAACAGTCTGCCCAAAGGTAGCACTTGAGTGGTGTGTTAGTGGTACGCTGCGATTCTTGGCGCTCGTCAACACGAGTTATCCACAGTTTACCCCCAGCCTCTATGCCGGTGCAGCCCGATACAGCAGCAACAATAAGTCCTAAAATTCCCAGTATTATTTTTCTCATATATCCTCTTTGTCTTACACGTTAAACAACTATCTACCCCAACCTAGATCGAGTCCCCTCATTGGCTGGCCTAATCCGTCATTAGGCACAACTCGTTGAACAGTCTCGCTCCCAGTCAAGTCTCTATCCCACAAGTTGCGCTGTGGGCGCGTGGTGGTCACAATGCTGTAACCTGTACCCCATGGGCCATTATCCTGTGGTACTGGCAACACTGGTTGTGTCGGTAGTCCATAGGATGGCGCTGGAGTAGATGCAGCTGGAAGCCCGTAGGCTTCTTTAAATATCTGGCAAGTTACGTCACATTCTTGTGCTAGTGCCGTTACTGGCAGAAACGCTAAGGCTATAAGTATTTTTTTCATAATGTTTTCTCTTTTAATTGTTATTTATTACGGCTATAAGGCGTTCCTGGCGCTGCTCAGGTGTTAGCCACTCTAAACTATTAACATGCTCGATTTCACACATTAAACGTCTGTGAGAAACCTTATTTTTATACGCTGCGTAAAAGTCTATTGTAAGCATTAACATATTAAAGGATAAATCTTTTGGGCATAAACGTTCACAATATGATAGCCACTGCGACCAAGTATATTTATCGACTGTTTTATTATTTCTCATATATTCCGTTCCTTATTGGGCTTAATTGCCCCACCTCACAAGCCTACCAGATATGATGACCTGTGTACAGTAATAGTTTCGGAATATATAAAAATTTCTTGAGGGATTTTTGCCAGACGGGTATAACTGGCTGAAACAATAAAAAAACCACCTCTACCGGCTAAAGTAAAAGGTGGTTTAAGGATGAATCAATATGATCAAAGATACCAAATCCACGCCTTTTTTCAAGGTATTAAAACAACACAAAGAATTAGGCTTTGACGGCATGGTGTTTCTCGCCTATGTCGCAGAATTTGAGTCGCAGGGGCTTCACTGCTTTGTCAGTCGCGCCAAGATAAGCGACGACTTACCTATAAGCGAATCAGGGGCACGATACCTTATCAAGCGGCTAGTGCAGCAAGGATACCTCCAAGTTAAATATGAGGGCCGAAAGCGCTATCTGAGCACCACAAACAAAGGGGGCAGAATTAAACCAGATCAAGATGCGAAGGGGGCAAATCCTGCACCCAGAGGGGGCACGATTAAACCAGATGAGGGGGCAGAATTAAACCAGATGAGGGGGCACGAAAGAACCAATACAAAGAATCATAACAAAGAAACAATACAAAGAAACAATTACAAAGAAAACGCTTTTAATGGTTACACTATGGAATGGAACGAAGAAAAGAAAGCTATGGTTAGGCGTAAAGCCAATTAAACAGCCCTAGAACGGCTCAGGTTGAAAGATAATGCTACGGGGTAGGGTTACCCTTAGGCTACAAGTTGGATGCAACCTAGGGGGTTTTAGAGGGTTATTATAATGAATGGTGTTTTGAAAGTTATTAAGCTTTAGAATAAAAAGTTTCCATGTTTGTTACAAATTCCATAAAAGTTTCACTGCGAAAATCGCTTGGCAAGCTTGGGAACTTCATCCAGTATAAAAAGTCGGCATAATCCCAAATCCCTTGTTTGTGAATATCCCAAACTCCAATTAAAGGATCTTTAACATCGGGCTGAAACAATTTGGCATCATAACCTACAACCAAACCGCCTAAACCCTCTTTGGGTAGCCAAAGTTGGCACAAACCGTCATCCTTGCCTGGTAGTCGTTCAGATAATTTAATCCATTCCATGGTTAGTTAACCTTACAAAAATGTTCCGTACCAAACCAAACGCTAGTGAAATATATATTCTCTTGGCCTATATCGTGGATAATTACCTCCCCAATACGAGACAAATCACTAACATCAACTTCGCGATGTTTTAAGCACCGTTTGGCCATTTCAAATTGCGTGCTAACTGTGTGTGTTTGTTGTTTATTCATATATTCTACCTCGTTGCTAAATGGTTTTCTTGCTCATATCTGTTTATTTAATAACTGCGAATTTATTTTCATCAACTTCCACCCAAGTATCCCAAACAGGAGACCAGTGAACTGGCACAACTTCGCCAACATCAACCGCATTAAAAATTTCGCCCGTTTCATTCTCGTAGTACCAATCGTTGTAATAACCAACACTACCCGTTTTTACATTCATAAAAGTTGTTTTCTTGCTCATATCCTACCTCGTTACTAAACAGATTATGCCAACTATTGCCGCAACCAGCGGAGATACTATCGGTAATGCTTTATCGAGTGTTTTGATGCTCATATGCTTTCTCACTTGTTGCGGTAATAGTTTATAATTCGAAGCATGCTCGACTGAGTTATACCAAACCACTCAGCGCAACGTGCGACTGTCAAAAAGTCATTTACATAACTTAGGTACATGTTTTCGGTGAGATATAACTTGTATTTGTATTTGCTCATATATTCCCCTGTTAGTTACACTTTAACCAAAAATACATCGCCGTCTTCCTGCTCTAAGTAGTACTCGCTACCACCACGAACAACACGCACGTTAGCCAACACCTCCTCCCACACTTCCCAATAGTCAGCATGATCTGGGCCAGCCAATAGGATCTCTCTCTGCTCATCAGTGGCCATATCAGCACTGCTAGCTAGTACAGCGTAACGCTGTGGAACATATACGCCGTAACTGCCATCAACTACGCACACTCTGTCAAATTCTGGAAATGTATTCATATATTCTCCGTTACTGGGACTATTCCCGATTCACAACTACAATCATGACATATATGATTCGCTGTGTACAGCAATAGTTTCGGCATTATGCAAAAAAAGTTTAGAGATATTTTCTGCTACGAGATATCAATAGGTTAGCAAAGAGGCTTGCGGTATCTGCACACAGTAACGTACTCTGGTTAGTGTGTGGATCAGCGGTAACCATTATCCAGATAGCTATCAGGACAGGAAGATGAGGCGACAACGCTCCGCTCGAATTAAGACGGGTCACTATCATACTTTGCCCCAAGCAGCAGGTAATCTCTATCAGGCAGTACGCAAGCAGCTAGGCCTCACGCGCAACGCTATGGCTACGCTGCTAGGCATAGAAGATGAGCAGCTGAGGTATCGTGAGCGGTTCAAACGCATGTATCACCCTTGCGAAGTAGCAGCACTACAGCAGGCAAGCGGCATGACATGGGATGAGTTCGGTAAGTTACTCAATGATATCGCATAGTTACCTATGGTGTGTGGCTAGTTTATTAGTTTTGTAATTCTAGTTAGGTAAATATAGGTAGTAAATTCAGAGGGTTATCTGGGATTCGTGGCTACAATTTCCGTTTCTGAAACAAATTTGAAAACTCGCGAGGTACCGGTTACAGCTATACCTCATCTCCCACATTATTTTCCGTTCCAAGTATCTCAAACATCATTCTACTAATAGGGCATAAAAAGTATGAGCGAGGACGATTTGAAACAGAGCGAAGATATTGAGGCTGAGGCTATTATAAAAATTCCCAAAATATCACCTGTTCAGGAATCCTTAACACCTGAGGTTTTGCCGCCGATTATGCGGGAGGTGCCGCAGACTAGGGAGCACCAAAGGGATGAGCAGTTAGCTTTACAGATACGCGATTTAGGGCGTCTAGGGCTGTCTAAGAGCAGCGCAGCACTAGCGGCTAGGATTACCCCTTACTTGCTGGATAAGTATTACTCTGAGGAGTTTTTAGAGGGGCAGAGTCAGATGCAGAAGGGGCTAGCTACGGTAGCTATAGAAGAGGCTATGAATGGGAATACTCCTATCCTACTTCACCTGCTAAAGACTAAACTAGGCTGGTCAGAGCAGCAGACGTTAGAGATTACTGGTGAGATTAGGAGTGTGGTTAGTGCCAAGCCGATGTCGAAAGAGGAGTTTGTCCAAAGGTATCTTACCCAAGAATCAGAGGATTGAGTACTATCGTTGCCCTAATTGTGGCTTACCAGGCTGTATAGTTACTGATAATGTTTTTGTAACTTGTGGTATAAGTCGTTGTGGTAAATCGTTTAGGTTAATTGACCATAGGGTTACTAGGGAGGATTACGAGAGAACATGGGGGTTGAGCACAGTTTCAAAGACGAGGACAAGCCAGAAGTAATGCGTTGTCCTAAATGTGAGCATTTAAGTACTGAAAAGTTTAATGTAGATATGCCTTACACTAGCTTCTTTCCTGGTTTATCGGATGAGTACTTTGTGTGTAAAAATCCTAAGTGTAATGTAGAGAGGATCTACGCAGAAAACGCTATAACCTTACGCAAATGAGCGAAGCTTTAGACATAAATGTAGTATGGGCTCCGCAGCCTGGATCTCAGGAGGCGTTAATACACTGCCCTATTACTCTTATTGGATTTGGAGGTGCGCGAGGTGGTGGTAAGACTGACGGAGTACTAGGGAAGTTTGCTATTAAGCAGGAACAATTAGGGGCTGACTTCAATGCTATCTTTTTTCGTAAAGAACTTCCTCAAGCTGATGACCTTATTGAACGTGCCAAACAGATTTACCTACCCCTTAAAGCGCATTGGCAGGACCAGAAAAAGCAGTTTACCTTCTTGTCGGGTGGTCGCTTACGTTTTAGACCTCTAGCTAATGACAATGATGCTGAGAAATACCAGGGCCAGAACCTCTCAGATTGCGCTATAGAGGAAGCGGGTAACTATGCTGACCCTTCCCCTATCTGGAAACTATTCGGAGCGCTACGAGGCAAGGGAGGCGGTCAGGTTATCCTTACGTTCAATCCTGGTGGTGTAGGTCATTCCTGGCTAAAGGCTTTGTTTATTAAGCCGGCACCAAAGGGAATGAAGCTACTCAAAAAAGAGCTGCCCAACGGCTCTAGTTTCGACTACATTTACATACCAAGCAGGGTAACGGACAATCAAATCTTGTTAGCTCGCGACCCTGATTATATTAATCGCTTGCACATGGTAGGTAGTCCAGAGCTTGTGCGGGCTTGGCTAGAAGGAGACTTTGAAATCCATGAAGGAAGTTACTTTCCTGAGTTTAGCTCTAAACATATCGTTGCTCCTTTCAATGTACCTAAACATTGGCCCCGTTATATGGGTTATGATTGGGGCTATCACTCTCCTTTTGCTGCTGTCTGGGGTGCTGTTAGTAGTGGACGTACTGACGATGGTAAGGAAGTACCATATCCTAAAGGGTCAATTATCATATATCGAGAATTATGGGGCAAAGGAGTTGATAACGTCACTCAAGCCGAACGAATCGCAGCATTATCAGTAGGCGAAAATCCTATCTGCGCTGCTGACCCCAGCATTTTCAACAATCAGGGCGGCCCTACTATAAACGACCAGTTCAATACTGTGTTTGCCAAGTATAAGCATCCATCCTTTAGACAAGCCGATAATGATAGGCAATCCGGCTGGGCACAAATCAGGCAAAGGCTAGTAGCTAATCCACCGCTTATCTACTTTTTTGCCACTTGCCCATACTTGCTAGAGACCTTACCATCAATGTCAATAGACAAACGTAATCCAGAGGATTTAGATACAGCAGGGAATGACCATGCTGTAGACGCGTTACGTTACCTCTGCAAAACTCGTTTGATTGATTCTAAGTGGGAAGAGCCAGAACAAGTATTAAACAAGGGCATGGTAAAATTACAAAGTTATATTGCTAAAGTACGGGCTAGACACAAAAGACCTCAGATATGAAACAAAAAACTATCCGGCCCCTAGTTAAAAAGTATTCGCCTCGCTGGTGGAAGTCTCAAATTACCCAGGCCGATAGACGTTATGAAAAGTTCATTAAATCCGCCGATGAGTCCATTAAAGTATTTAACGGCGTTAAAGAGATAGAAACTCTAAAAGATGCTCCCCGTCGCTTAAACGTATGGTGGTACTGTGTAAATACTTTATTGCCGGCTTACTACAGCTCAACTCCCAAGGCTGAGGTAAACTTGCGTAAACGTGCAGGGGGGCTTCCTTATGAGCTTGGTAGCGTCATTCTTGAGCGAAATACTCAGTATTCAATGGATTGTCACTTTAGCTTTGATAAGGTGGGCTATAACGCAGCTTTACAATTCTTACTAACCGGCCAAGCTGTTCTTTGGGCTAGGTACGCTCCAAAGTTTGAGAAAGTATTTCAAGAAATTGCAGTAATTCGTGACCCTAGCGGCGTTCTAATACAAGGGGATGGTACACCGTATGAAGGCGATACTGAGGGCTTTAGCGAGGCTACTAATGGCATACTGGTATCTTCCGTCGAAGTGGAACAGAAGGTTAGCGAAAAGGCCATCCTTGAGGTTGTTCAGTTCTCAGACTACCGCTGCTCAGACGCAAGAAACGAAGCGGAAATCGAATGGCAAGCTAGACGCGCCTTTTTGGGCAGGGAAGAAGCAACGGCTTTATTTGGCGAAGAAAAAGCGGACAAACTAAACTACGATAGTATTCCAGAAGTAAACAAAAGAGACGCTAGTCGCCAAGACGAAAAGTTTGAGGGGAAGGCAGAAATCTGGGAAATCTGGTGCGAAGCTACTAACAAAGTGTACTGGATTCAGACAGGCAACGATGATGTTTTAATTGAAGAAACAGAGCCACCTATCAAGTTTGAGGGCTTTTACCCTTGTTCTGTAATTAGACAAACTCAAGACCCTAATAGCGTAATACCCGTATCTGATTTTAGTCATGTTAAAGACCAGATTCTTGAGGTTGAGCGTCTTACTACTCGTATCCATGCGCTAACTCAGGCAGTACGACCTA